ATGCTAACTATAATTATATTGACTACTCTATAACCGGTAACTCTAATACTGTTAAGTCTACTCAAAACGGTAATACTGGTGGGGTTGCAGCTAAAGACGGACACGAACAAACTGTTACTATTCTCGGTAGTACTAACGACTTAACTGTGTATCAAGCTGGTATCGAGAAGCAAACACTTCAATACAATTTAACGGGTAGCGCTAATACGGTACGTATTATACAGACAACTACTGCTACAGCTCCTAATTTAACTTACGGTGGTACTGCAGGGCCAGCAGGTACAGGTACGACTACTACAGCCATAACCCCTCCCGGGCCTTAATTAATGTACAAAGCCGTTATAGTCTTTATAGCGGCTTTTTTATGTTTGCAGGCCTATGGTGCAATTGGTAAGCTAACCGAGGTAACAGGGCCTACTCAGATAACTAGAGATAAAGACAAGATTGAAGGTAAAGTAGATGCAGGGGTAGAGATGGAAGATAGAATTGAGACTCTTAAAGCTAGAGTTAGTATTACTTTCGAGGATGATACTAAGATGCAGATAACAGAGTACTCTAAGCTAACCATCGATGAGTTCGTGTATGATAAGAGCACAAAGAAAGGCACCCTATCAGTTAAAGCTGCTTTCGGTACAGTAAGATATGCTTCCGGTTTAATAGCTAAGAACAGTAGAGAGAACGTAAGAGTGACTACCCCTACTGCTAAGATATCAGTTAGAGGCACAGACTTCTCTATGTCAGTGGGTGAAGATGGAAAGAGCTTAGTTATCCTGTTACCTTCTATTCCTTTAGCTGCCGGGGGAGTGCCTGTGATAGGTATGATTGAAGTGAGTAATATGGGTGGTACAGTATTGCTCAATCAACCATATCAAGCTACTTTAGTCTCTTCTTTAAACGCCCCTCCATCTAATCCAGTTATATTAGACTTCCAGGATGAAAGTAAAATTAATAATATGCTTATAGTAGAAACCCCGAAGTCAGTGGTGCAGGCAAATAAGGAAACTAAGAAGAATCAACAGCAAGTAGTTGCAGCTGATAATTCAAGCTCTACCCAGAAAGGAAGTAAATCTGCATCTAAAACTAAAATGACTCAAGTTACAGATACTGGAGGGGATAAGGGCTCGGTTGAAATAATAGGTAGTAGTGAAGTAGCTGGGGAGGCAGCTAGTACCCCGGCTGAAGCTGCTGTTGCGCAATCTGATACAAGTACTGCTACTATTAGTATGCCGACTACTACTTTGAACTTAAATGCAATACAACCTGAAACTATGCAAGCAGTAGCTAATACTATAGCTGCTACGATGGTAAACACTACAACCAACTTACCGACCCTCCCTTCAATTACATATACTACTGGTACTGGCTTTTCTTCTGATGGAGTGACTGCTACGTATACTCTAGAGAAAAACGGTAGCGTTATTAAATATGTAACTAAAGCTAATACTAACGCTACGCTAAATGTAACCACCAAGGACGGTAGTCAATCAATACCTCTTAACTTCGGCGGGAAGAGTACTATAACTATAATTCAAAAATGAAGCACCACTATAAAACTATTGCAGTAGGTTTAATTCTATTAGTATCTTTAGTGGTACTAAGAGTTTGGGATCCGTATCCTATTGAAGTGCTCCGATTAAAGGGACTTGATTATTACCAACGTAAGCAAGAAAAGGTAAGAAGCGACAATATAGTTGTAGTAGAAATAGATGAATCCGCGCTTGAGAAGAACGGGCAATGGCCATGGAATAGAGAAGTATTAGCGGAGGGAATAAAGAAGGCATTTGAAGGAGAGGCGGCGGTTGTAGTGTTACCTATTATATATGCTGAGCCAGATAGGCTAGGCGGGGATCAAATATTTATTGACACATTACAAAAGGTCCCGGTCATAACATCTCAATCTGCTTCTACTAAAGGCAAGGGGGTACCCGTACCTAGAGGGGTAGCTACTATTGGTAACGGCATTGAAGACTGGTTATATGATTACCCGGCAGCTATTGGACCAATTAAAGAAATTGGAGAGGCTTCAGCAGGGGTGGGTATGTTATTAACTGCCCCGGAATTAGATGGCGTGGTAAGACGTTTACCTTTACTAATACAGATCAATAAAGAACAATACCCTACCCTACCTTTGGAAGTATTAAGAGTAGCAGGTAATGAGCCTAGCTATCAAGTAAAGATGTCTGAAGCTGGGGTACAAGCTGTAAGAGTGAAAGGCACACCAGCCATTAAGACTGATGCTAATGCTAGAGTTTGGCTCAATTTTAAATATAAGTTTGATTCTATTCCTTACACTAAAGAGCAATGGGATGTAAAAGATAAGATAGTGGTAATAGCTTTAACAGCTGAAGGATTAGCTAATACCGTTGCAACCCCAGTAGGGGTTAACTACGGATATGAATTGAACTTACAAGCCTTACAAATGCTTATAGATGGCAATAGATTAGAGCGTCCAGCTGAGTTTGATCTATATGAAATGGCTATTGGTTTAGGTATCGGTATTATTCTAATAGCTTCCATAGCTTTCTTTAGTTATATCCCAAATGTTATAATATACCTAGTAGCTATTATATCTCCGGTATTAATCGGATTTAACATGTTTAACTCTAAAGGATATCTAGGGGACTATACTTGGATAGTATTAGCAGCTAGTATTACCTGGATGGGTGCATTATTTATGCGCTTTGTGCAAGAGTTTAAACTAAAGAATCAAATTAAAAAACAATTCGGCTCTTACGTAAACCCAACTATAGTAGAACGTTTACAGAAAGATCCAAGCTTAATTAAGTTAGGAGGAGAGCGTAAAGAGCTATCTATTGTTATGACTGATTTGAGAGGTTTTACCACTCTAGGGGAATCGTTTGGGGATGACGTAGAAGGTTTAACTCAGATTATGAACGATTATATGACTGCTCTAAGTATTCCAGTATTAAAAAACGATGGTACCTTAATTAAGTTTATTGGAGATGCCTCGTTACATGTGCACGGTGCGCCTCTAGACGATCCTGACCATGCAGTCACTGCCGTGCTTACTGCTCAGCAAATGATTAAAGCAATTGAAGGGTTTAATAAAGAGCTTACCGCTAAAGGACGTCCTCCAGTAGGTATGGGTGCAGGCGTTAATACCGGCGAGACTCTAATAGGTAATATTGGTGCTAAGAGTAAATTCGGGTACGACGTGTTAGGTGACTCCGTCAGTACAGCAGCTCGTCTAGAAGGACAGACTAAGAGCTATGGTGTATTATGTATTATTGGACCAAAGACTAATGAGCTAGTTAAAGACAGAATCTTTACCCTAGAGCTAGATAATATAGCAGTTAAAGGCAAAACTGTTGGCTTACGTATCTATACACCTTTATTTGTATCTGATGCACATGCTGCAGCCGAATACTTGGCCGGCCAGGAATATCATAACGATATGTTAAAAGCCTATCGCGCTCAAAAGTTCGACCAGGCAATTGAGATGTGTCGAGAACTAGTAGGCGAGTTCGACGGACAAATGGATCACAGCTACGAGTTATGGATCGAACGCTGTGAAGATATGAAGAGTATAAAGCTCCCTAAAGATTGGGACGGGATCCATAGAGCTACTTCAAAGTAACTGCGTTATGTACAACTGGGTAATGGTTTACTTTCCAATCTAAAGATATAGTATTGGTAAATATATTTGTAGGAATAAGAGGGTCGTGTGCACCGTCTTTAAGTAATAGATTGTAATTATCTTCAGGGAGGGCAGCGAGTTCTTCTACTCTACGTGGGTAGAAACTCTTATTTAATATACCTTGACCTTCCATGAGCATTAACCAGCTCGGTAAACCGATATTAGTCATTGACGAGTTAAGGTAGCTATCTTCTTCTAAAGGTATATATTTGTTACGATGTATTACATCTGCTACAGTATCAACTATAGTGTTTTTAGTTCTAAACTCTTTCCAGAACGGAGAGTCGTTTCTGTTAACGTAGTAATGTAATTGAAGCCCGGCGAGTATATTATTATTAATTTTACTAAAATAGTAATTGAAGTTGTCTCTGGCTTCTTGACTGTCTTTATATAGTTCTGATAAATGACTAGTTAGTCTATCTATCATTATTACTTGTATCCATACAGAAGTAGCTTCAATTGGTTCAGTAAACCCAGCTGCAAGTCCGATAGCCATACAATTTTTAATACAAATTTTTTCATAATAACCAGCACTAAAGTTTAATATACGGGGCGAGGTTACTTCATGTCCTAATAGCGCCTCTACTTCCTGCTTTGCTTGATCAGCGTTTATATAATCTGAATCATATACATAACCACAACCGTATCGATTACGGAGCGGTATCTTCCACATCCATCCATACTTTAACGCTATAGCATCTGTACAGTTATTAAAGTTATCTGGATCTATTTTAAGCTGAAACGGTAAAGCCTGTTTAACTGGTAAGTGCTTTGCATAACTAACCCAAGGAGATTTAAAATGCTTACCGATTATTAACCGTTTGAAACCGGTACAGTCAAATACAAAACTACAGGGTACTTGTTGCCCGCTTTCAAGACCTATACTAGTTATATAGCCACGCTCATCATCAACAATAGAAGTAACCTTACCTTCAATTCTAGTCACCCCACGTTTAATGGCTTGCTCTCTTAAGAACTCAGCTAATAAGTGTGCATCGAAGTGTAGAGCATAAGGTAACATCTTGTCGTGCTCTTTAGTAACGTTATTATAGGCAAAAGGGCTATTGCGTAAGTTATCATAAAACTCGCAATTATTAATAAACGGTGTATTATTGTTTAAGTTCTGAAGTAACTTTTTAGACTGCGGGCCGCAACAGAAAGAATGAAAGTAATTTTTATCGTCTCCGTTCCAGTTTACAAAATTTATTCCTAATTTAAACGTGACGTTACATTTTTTATAAAACTCAGCAAACGGTATTTTTAGTACGTCAATTAAAAAATTCACTAGAGCTGGAGTCGAGCCTTCACCTGCGCCTAATATACCTATCTCCTCGCTTTCTATAACTATTACTTTTTGAAGAGGCTGCGCTATTCTTCTTACATTTAACGCAGTTAGCCAGCCAGCAGCACCACCGCCGACAATAACCAGGTCTTTACTCTTTTGTTTCTCCACCTTAATACTTAAAGGAAGAGGCTATAAACTCAACCTTGATCGTAGTATTGTTTTGTCCCAGCGCAGCCGTATACAAAATAACCTTGGAGGTAATAAAGAGATGTAAACTCGTAACCTGCATTTGCAGCAGCTACTTTAGCATCATGAACAATTTCGCTATTTGAAACTGCATTGCCGATATAGGTCCAGCCAAGGGTAATGCATTCGTTTTTGTTCAAAGGTTGGCCTTGGAGGGAATTAACTTCAGCGATTAAAGCTATTCTATCAGACTCTAATACTAGTGCCCCACCGTTACCTAGAATGTTAGTAACTTCTATTGCAATACCTTCAGCGCCAACTGTGCGGGTGAAGGTAACATTAAATGTGTCACCATCCGCTTCATCTGAGCGTAAGGAATTATATTGGAAAGTGGTTCCACCTTGATAGTGATAAGCTTCTAACAAGTTATGTGAGTGTGCAGGAATCATATGTTATTACTTACTTATCTCGAGTTGAATAAAATACAATAAGAGTAAATAAAAAAAATGGAAATAATAAATTACAAAGGTATTATCACTATAGACAATTTTATTACCCCAGAAGAAAATAAAGTTATTACATCCACGTTTGATCCAGTTGTAGCTGATTCTATGTCTTACTATTGGCGTTTACTTATTAATGGTAATCTAGTAACCCCTTTAAGCTTAACTAGTAACAAAGGATTCTATCAACAAATTTCTACTATACCAGTTGTGGCCGTTAACTTAGCATTGTCTGACATTATTACAAGAATTACAGATATAGTTTCTGCCCCTAAGCTTAAAGTAGAAGCTTGTGGTATTGAGAAGCATATCGAACCAATTCCTTATTATTCAGATAGTGAATGGCCTGCGTTAAAAGAGAATCAGTTTTTAGGGGTACCACTCTCCGGTACAGACAATAGCGCGTATGTAAATTATAATGATAAGTGGGTATCTAACTATGTAGGCACTCGCCTGTATAGTAGTCATATTTTCTTAAACGATGACTTTGAAGGCGGTAATATTACTTTCCCGCAACACGAATTTGATGTAGCTTCAAAAGCTAATCGCTTAGTACTTTTCCCGAGCAACCATAACTACGTTCATGGAAGCCGTCCAATGAGCAGTTCAAGACGTATGCTTACTACTTGGTTTGAAAAGTATGCTTGAGTAGTCAGGCTTTTCTCGTAACGCTAAATGCAAGTCGTCGGTGTTTTTAGTAAAGTGACCTACAACAGTGTCACTCTTAACTACATAACCGTTTGTAATAAACTGCACCCCGCCTAGGGAAATTGTAGAGTTGATCCAAAACGATATTTGCTTTTCGGTAATAGTGGGGTAATAGCGTTCTATTTGTAAAGGGTTAGTGACAAACATTATACCGCCTGACACTAAGACTTCATACGCTTTTTTCATATAGACCGCTGGGTCGTATAGTTTATACAAATCAGTTATCATTACAAAACCAGCCGAGTTAGGAGCTAGTTTAAATATGTCTTCATTAGCTGCAACACTATAACCTTTTATCTTGCTCCAATTAAGAGCCATCTTCATCAAGTACTCATCGTGCATCGTTACGCTGTAATCTATTATCCATTTACGTAGCACTGGATCTCCAGAAGTGTTCTCTGGGTGTAGGTAGTAAATGTATAATACTTCATTAATATGATGAATGTCACCATGAATCATACTCCGGCACATTAAGTCTCCATCATCGCAGGCTTTTAAAGTAATATCATGTCCGCCTATACTTCGGTAAAAGTCTTTACGCCACACTCTAATATGATTTGGTGCCCACCACTGCCAACTAAAGTTGCCAGGGTATGGAGGATAAGCTATATTAATAGCACAATCTTTACCCTTGTAGTTAAAAGTACTGCACCTCCACCCGTAATCTGGGCCCCAGGTGTAGGGTTCGTTATTATATAATACTAAATTATTAGAATATATAAAATCTCCTTTATCTTTATTTTCTATTAACTTTTCAACACAATTAGGTAGTAGCTCGTCATCATGGTCGACTTCTGCAAGCAGTTCGCCTTTGCCTTGCATAAACCCAAAGTTCTTAAGGGCACCGATGTTAAAGTTAGAATCAGTGTAAGGTACTATTCTTATCCACTCTTGCTGTGGTATGACGGATATATCCGCGTCATTGTTAGGTATAATAACCCATTCGAAACGTTTATCAGTTTGTGCTGCTATGGACTCATATAAACGAAGTAATTTCGTGGTTTTATGAGTAGGAGTTATTAAGGATACTATAGGTTCCATTGTTACCATTTTCCTACTGGGCAATGAGCAGCTGCAATACGGACTTTAGTCTTCATAGCGCATCCGCATTTACTACAAACGCATTCTCTTTTAATATCTTTGACATTAGCCTCCTTAAGAAAGAACTCACAATCCCAGCACAGATCCCAGCGAGTCTTAATAACATCTTCTGGAGCTAATATCTGACCTCTAGCAACTGCTAATTGAAACATATCTTTAGCAGTACCAACTAAATTAAAAGCCATTTCCTTAAGAGATGGAAGCTCGAGAGAAGCAGAAAGCGGTTCCGTATTAGTGCTCATGCATTAAAACTTTTTAACAAGTTCTAAACAGTAGTATTCGTCTGTAACTCTGTTTTTAGTAATAAAATGCTTCTCAATAACTGCTCCATCCAGTTGAGTGTTCTTTAATATATTGAACACGTCTTTTACGGTAGTAAGAATTGGCTTACCGTTAACATTAAACGACGTATTGAGTAGTACGCCTACCCCGGTTCGCACTTCCATCTCAGTTAACAGATCATATATATAAGGATTTTGTTCTCGAGTAACAGTCTGCACCCGTGCAGTATTATCAATATGAGTAATTGCTGGTAGCTTCTCTCTCCATTCTTCTCTTACCACTGGTGCAAATGTCATCCACCGAGACTCATCTTCCCATTCAAAGTATTTAGATACATCTTGAAGACGTACAATAGGTGCAAACGGACGATACCACTCTCTATTCTTGACTTTTTTATTTAAGATATCTTTCATATCTTTTATCATCGGGTTACATATAATACTTCTATTGCCAAGACCTCTAGGGCCAACTTCTGATTGACCCCGAGCGATACCTATAATTTTCCCTGCTGCAATCTCTTTCACTACAGTATAAACATCAGTAGAGTTTACGTAGTAGTTACTCGTATTAATATATTCTGGTAGCATACTAATATCTAGCAATGGAAGACCGGCATAAGTCACATCGACTGGCTCAATTGGTTTAATATGATTTAATAGCATACCCACTGCAAGACCAGAGTCATTAGGTACCGGACCGACAAACACTCTCTTATCTAACTCTTTTTTAATGCGTGTGTTAAGTAAGATATTTAAAGCGCAGCCACCAGTTAAGCAAATAGGTAAATGTTTGTATATATCTATGTTAACTTTAGTTGATACTATATTTAAAAATACATTCTCCCAAGCGCACTGCAAAGTAGCAGCAACGTCGTAAGCAATTTGACCGCTTAATCTCTGGGTATTATTTAAAAACGGTATACCGGTAGCATCTTGTAATAACTGAACAATAGGGGTATGATTATAATGACCATGCATGTTACACGCCCATACAAACTTTTCAAACATAGGTAACCATTTTATATTAACCGTACCATAAGAAACTAGTCCCATCACTTTACCTGGATAAACTAAATGTCCTTCTTGAAGAGCCTGAAGCTTTATATCTTCTAAGTAGTGCCCTATAATCATATAAGGAAAGCCAAAATCTAAATTAAAGTTAAACACCTGTTCAAGACCTCGACTCCGTTCTCCGTGATATACATTGAACGTACCGTCATTACCACCGCCGTCAAAAGATATTATTAACGCTTCTTCGTACGGAGATTGATAAAAGCTACCGCCTGCGTGACTTAAATGATGCTTAGTTGTTATATAGTTATCAGCTTCAATTAAACAATTAATATCATAAGGTACCCCGTTGATGTTAATCCGAGTATCGCCAATACTAATACAGTTTTCAAATTTAGAAAAACCAGTGTAGCTCTTTATGTAGTCAAGTACTTGTTCTAGTACGAAGAAAGGGTAACGCGGTACTTTGTATTGAGTTAGCCCGCTATTTTTATAGCCTAGAAAACGCTCTACTTCTAGTACTAGTAGTATTTTTCCTTTATGCTCGACTGCAAAAGTGCTATTGTGCGAACCAGTAAATGCGATGTTTGCCATAAATTAATATCCAGCTATTTTTAAACACTTATTATAAAGTTCGTAATCTTCTCTATTAAGTTCGATTAATTTTTGTCTCAAGTCAGACGGTATTTCATACTTTTCTTGATAGTTAGTTTTAGTAGGGTTCACATTGTGATTATTGTAAGTTTTAAAAACAGACATATTTGTGCCCATAATTGAATCATAACGCGCTATTTCTTTATTGAAATGCTCTGATATGCCTATAAACTTAAAATTATCTAGCGGTATGTTTAACTGATCCGACATAATATTGCTGCTGTATGGCCTTGTAGCAAAATATTCTAAACTTACTGAGTCATATTTTCTATGTACTTTTGCTATGTTACCATAACGACTTGGGTCTGTGAGTAGGTAATAGTAATAAGATGAAATTAACCTTTCAATAGGATCTCTTATCCATGTTATATATGCCGCGTCTGGGTAAATCGGTTTAAACTTATCCGCTTTGAAATGCCCCGTAATAAGCTTTGCAGTGGGGTTTGGCTTCAAGGGAACAACACCAGGCAACCCTGGTCGTTCATTAATAAACTTACGATCGGAATGATTATTCCAACCATGGGATTCAACCACTATAACTTCTTCTTGTTTTAGCTTTAACTCTGGTATTAATAAGTTTTTAAACGTAGTACCAGCAGTCTTAGGTATATGTACAAAGATAAGCACGTTAACACTTACCTATCTTAAACTAAACTGCTACTTACGAGCCGAGTTTAAACTGCTGACCGCCCGCAGCACTTACTGCAACATATTGCGAGAAAGGAGCAATTACGGTTGTATATACAAATCCAGGAACTGGGGTTCCACCTGCAGAAGCAAAGCCGGTATAAGTAATAACAGAACCAGTAGTTGCAATAACTACCCCGCCGCCGCCAACAACATACCCAGGGCTACCTTCAGTGGTGTAAAACGCACCAGATGCACCGCCTGTAGCAGTGATCGTTATGGGTGTATTATCACCGCAAAGGTTATAAGTCGCGGAGAGTGCTCCGCCAGCGCCATAACGAAATTGATATCTTGAGCATGCCATAATATAGTATACTTACTATTTATGGTCTTATTTATTGAAAGATTGCCCACCGACTCTCCATACTGCTGAACCTATTCCGTTCTGGGAGTTTAGCTCAGAGTTTGGATGGTAGCGTTTAATGGTAGCGCTAATATTTTCGAAGATCTTCTCATTGTTACCCCATATTTCTAGACCTTGATTGCGCTTTGGTTTAATAGCTTCATTGTAATCAACATGAAGAAGCATATGTTCCTTACCAGAAGCCTTATAAGCAACCTTGCATTTATGGCCATTCAATATCTTTACTAAATCCGGATGTGGTTTCATTACATTGATTTACTAACCAAATCATACTTTTCAACTAATACCTCATTCCTTTTTATTGATCTTAGTTAAGATCCAGCCATCTCCTTCTGGGGTCCAGAGTATAGTATCTCCAGCTTTCCACTTTATAGAATCCATTAGGTCGTCAGGTAAGGTAATAAAGATATCATCAGTACCTACAAGAGATTCAATACCGAGAAGCCAATGCTTTGTGGCTTTCTTCTTTTTAGTTTTTTTCTTAGTCATAATAGCCATAAAAAGATTTATTAACCGAGTAGTGTACTATAAAACGCTTTAAACTCTGGAGACCACTCTTCAGTAATACTGTTAGAAAAGTTTATAGAGCTAAGATTGGCTTTAGGAAACTGACACACTCCTTCATCACACATCTTATACTGTGCGTATCCGGTATCAGTTTCGTGTACAATAGCTGAGAACATTTCTGCTCCTGTATTAACAATTCCTTCTCTTTTAAGTTGTGCAAGAGCAGCTCTACCGTATGTAAAGAACATCTTAGCTTGCATCTCAGCAGTAGATGAAAATGGTGCTATGATCCAACGAGCATTAGTCTTTGTAATATAATCAACCTCGCCTGCTCGTTCTTTACAGTCCCAAACCATATGAGCATGATCGAATGCATCTACAAAAGGATGGAAATACTTTTTAACAACCCCGAAGTCAAGTACCATTTGTGCTTGATCAGGGGTGTTACCAATAAACAATAGCTCTAACTTATAGCTATGTCCATGAATGTTTTGAGAGCAGCGCCTAGTGTAAGCGTTAACCACTCTGTGACTCATTTCGTATTTGAATAGTTTTCTAATGATCATAAATTATTTCTTCTAGGGTTTAATACCTTCACTACCTTTAGAAGTGGTATTGGTAATTTGGTCTACAATTCTAGATATTCTAGATATATCAGCATGAGTAAAACCTTCCTCGATGTGACCCCAAAACGGTACAACTTTAATATACTGCACTGGTCCAAGCTTTCTAAGAAGAGCAATTTTTTCGTAATTGTCATGGTAGTCTAGATCGTCAATAAGATAGTTCTGACCTTGAGGTATATCAAGATCAATCTTAGTTTTACGCCACTCTCTTACGTGAATACGAGAGTAAATACGCTCTGTCGAAAAACCAAAACCGAGCGCTTTATTCATTGCAAATGCATAACCCTGAGTAGCCCGGGTAAGAGCGTAAACTTCTCCAATAGCTCTCAGTTTAAACAAGAGATCTATAGCGCCCGGGCGCAAGGCGACTTTATATAGTTCATCTGGGTCATGAGTCATTACATCTACTGTTTCAATCTCAGGATTATGAGATTCCATATCAGCATGCATTAGAGTCTCATCTATATCGACAAATATATTTTTACGTGTGCTCATTTGCTGGTCTCCTGTTCTTCAATACAAGTGGTATAATACTCCGCGGCTTTTAGAATTGCGACTAAAGTAGCTTGATCGGATAAACCGCGTATCTTTTGCTCATCTCTAGCTGCTTGCAAGATTGCTTCCTCTACGGAATCGGGGTGATGATAGCTCATTTCTTTTTGTATTTAATTGGGCATTGGCATTGTTCGTAATACGAACAATTGTAACATTCATCCTCTAGGTAGATGTCTGGACGTAAACAAGTATCTCTAGTTATTTCGCTAATGTTTAATGTAACTGGTGTAGTTTTAAAGTAACCGGTAGGGTCTACTGACCACGGATAAGTTACTACCTTCTCTTGCGTGCCGTCTTCATTAGTAATAATTTTAGTCGAATTGACGTGAGTTGATAGTCGCCTACGACGTTCTTTCTTAGGTGCGTTAGGATCTTTCTTAGGCTTTTTATTAAGCTTAGGAAGCTTGCCGTTCTTACTATTAGATGCTTGTTCTTTAATTTGCTCTGGAGTCCAACCCTCTTTTAAATACTTTTTGGTTTCACGGGTAACATACTCTTTAACGAATCGTTCGATACTACCACCGTATTTAGTTTCAACGTTCTTCTTAAAATAGTCGATTGGCGCAAATGTCTTTGCACCTGAAATCGAGTCTACAGGATAAACGTATTTGCCGCATTTAGATACGGCAATAAGGTTAGGATCTATATTCATAGGCAGAGTATAGTGCCCGTTACGTAGCTAGTCAAGCTTGTTCTGCAGCTTTACTCTCGTCTCTAGCAATCTTGCGTTCATAATTGTGCTCTGAAGATTGAGCAAAGTAATGAGCAGTACTACGGTCAGGACGGCCTGCGCACATTTTAGCATGGCGTTCTTTTTCCTTATCTGTTGCGCTAGCTTTAAGCTTATGAGGACGACCTGGAAGTTTGTTCAATCCGCGGAGATTCTTAATACTCTCAACAACTCTCTTGACCTTTTTACGGTAGGTAGAAGAATTGAGGATCTTTAGAAGCTCAGGATGAATACGTGTTTTATCGTTATTAGACATAGCGAGTGTATTATATATTAGTTCTCAACATCATCAACAGGTTTTTTATTACGAAGTTTGTCCATTTTTAACGGATCTAGTTTATGAGTAAGAAAGTATCCGAATATATCTGCGTTGCTTTGAGAGACTGGCATTAAAGCGCCGAACACCTTACCTTCTTTGTCGATGTATTCTTCTTCATAACCTTCACTTAACATTGCCCGGGATAGACCGATATTATACGTAGTAGCACTAGCTGATTTCTTTTTAAAATCTGGAAATACTATGACTACACCGAGTTCTGATACAATATTTGCCGAGTTGGCTGCTTTCTTCCCGGCTTTATCAGTAGCTTCATTATAATCAACATCAATATCAATTTCAAATTTATAGTTCTTAGCAGCCGCAATAATTAACTCTACGTAAGTTTTAACAGCTGTATCAGTTACATCATCAAACTTTAAATTGGATTCCATATGCGTATTATTATCGGACGTTAAAAATACTTATCAAGCTTTAAAGCTAAAAACATTACAACAAATTACTTGCTTAATTTAGCTAAGTATTAATAATACGTTATATGAAAAACAAACTAGCTAGTCTGTTAATTGCGTTAGCTTTAATTGTTCCTGTTAAAGCACAACAATCAAATAATAATACTGCTGGTGGTGCAATACTCGGTGGTATCGTCGGTGCAGTAATCGGCAATCAAATGCATCATAACGGAGCTGCTGGTGCTGTAATCGGTATTGTTACTGGCGCTATTGCTGGTAATGCTATTGATAATGCAAGACAACCGCAGTCTGTCATAATTTACCGGCAACCGGCGCCGCCTGCTAACGTTATCTATGTTGAAAACATTCGTCCAGATTGGACACCAGTCATTGTTCAATACAGGGTTTGGGACCGTGGTCACTACCGCGTCATACATGATCGTGGTTATAGAGACCGTCACGGCCGAATTTACTCTAGACCAAGTTATAGACCGGGCTCTAGACATTAAGTAACAAAAAACCCGGCACGAAAATGCCGGGTTTGTTTTTGTCTAGAGACTAGGTTTACTTTGCTGTAGCAGGTGCAATGATATCGGATGTGCCTTTGATAAGGCCACCAGCGAGATCAAGGCCGCCGCCAACTACTTTACCAGCACCGCTTACAACGGTACCGATAGCATTGCTTGCAACGCCGAGGGTCTTAGATGCATCAGATGCACCGTTACCGACAACATTACCTACGCCGCTAATAGCAGATTGACCAATACCTTTAGCGCCATTATATCCAGCGTCTACAGTACCGCAACCAGTTAAGGAAAGAGCAGCTAGAGCTGCAACTAATGATAGGGTGTATTTCATACCCTAATACTTATTTAAACGCAGAGTGTTTCTTATGAAACTTCTCGTATACTGCACTATTACTCTTGGATCCGTTTCCACCTGGTTTCACTGTGTAAACAAACGTCGCATTAGGATTTTTTCTAATCTTGTAGCCAGCTTCACTAATCCGGGCCCAATAATCCCAGTCTTCTATAGAGTTTAACTCCTGATCAAAGAAACCAACATCAAGACACTTAACTTTATGTACTACCCCGGATACAAAGATGCAGTTACCTTCGAGTAGTTTTTTAATACCAGGGAACTCTGGGTAGTCAGCAATACCATAAGGAACCGCTTTAGTGCCATCAACAAACCGGTGATCCGGTGCAGCGTATACCATATCTGCTTCGTTAAAGACTGACCCGAGTAGCGTTAATGCTTTCACTTGTTGTTCGAGATAATCTGGTGCCCATACATCATCACTATCACAATACGCGACTAGATCATAACTAGGGCCGGTAGGATCTCTTACTATCATACTAAGAGCGCAATTGCGAGCTGTACTCACACCGCCATTAGGTTTGTAACAAAAAGTTACTTTTGACATTAACTCTGGGGTCCATTGAACTTCATGTGCACGGTTACCTTTAGTAGAACCATCATCTATTAAATAGAGGTGCCAGTTAGTATAAGTCTGGTTTAAAATGGATTGAACCGACGTTACAAGGAGATCTCTCTCGTTGTAGTATGGCATTACGATTGCGACTTTATTCACTTGGAGCGTGTTCAATTAAAGCTTTACTAAGTGTGAAGCAACCCTCTCTATCCAGTACAATTTGATCTCCATAAGGCTTTCCGTGTCTGAGTATTTGCCATATATACCGTAGTTTTTGCTTCCATGATAAGGTGCTGTCCTGTCCATAACCTCGTTCCCATATAGATAGATACAGACTATCTTCATCTGCTTCTACCATAAGACCTTCAGAGTGACAAGTGCATTTAATAAAGACTGTTTTGTTCATGTTAGATTTTGAGTTCGTTGCGTATTTTTGTAGCAGAGATATCTCGGGTACTTTCATCTAGTGTAATTTGCTCGATTTTATACCCTACGTCTCTTCCGTAAAATATGTTGGTAATGTTAGGCACTCTAATTATATTATATTTACCTTCATAATCAATCATTCCTTTACGAATATTCTGTTCTACTTCCTCATACGAAAAAGGATTCTTTTCATCAGTACCTTGAGTGTCTCTAATAGCTATACAAGCCTGGCCAACCCGGTTAATAGCCTCTACAATAAGCCTCTTGTGTCCATCATGGAAAGGTTGATAACGACCGAGCATATAAGCGGTAGGGAACTTAGAGTTAAATGTCGGTATAAGAGTCTTCTTGATTAAGTTAGCCCAGTAAAGTGGAGAGCCTTCATTAGTTACTTCTATATTAAATTGCTCTGGAGCAGTAAACATCTTAGTGGTATCTGCAAAGTCTCTACATGGTGTTCTGTTAATCCAAATTACAAAAGCATCTTTTACACCGAATGCGTTTCTAGATTCGGGAGTAGGGCATATAAAATCGGCAATAGCGTATTGTTTGGTGCGTACTACAATATTACAAAGCACTCCCATTCGTCGAGCATGCTCGATTCTATCCTCAGGCTTGAAGCCAAGGTCTTTGTTCACTTCTTTACGGATTTCGTCCGCATTGAAATGAACCGCGTTTAACATTTTGGCCAACTCTATAGCAAGAGTTGTTTTACCGGCGCCCGGTAAACCCATAATGAGAATTTTCTTCATTAAGTAACTTACACTGAGCTAACAGCTTATCTATGATGCTTCTTTTTACCTCTACGCATATTAGCTTGCCAATGAGCTAATTGCTTCTTACGCTTACTAGCAGTCTTGCTATGTACTACCTTATCTAATTTAGATAAACTGGTACCTTTTTTAATACCATGACGTTTACTATCACCAGGACGTCCAGGTCCTTTGTGATCCATAAAGTTTTCGAATTC